ATGCTGAGAATGGAGCCGAGCGCGTTCCGCTTGCCCTTCTCCAACTTCCACCGCTTGATCCCGTAGAGCCTGCGGTGCATGTCGTGTTCGTCCTTCGTGAAGTACCAAAACGTCTGCGGCACGAAGAAGTTGACGTGTGTCGGGTCCGCAATCGCCTGCCAGTACGGGAAGATCGGTACTTCGATGTTCACCTCACCGCCGGGCTTGAGGATGCGGTGCATCTCGTTCATCACGGCGATCCGCGTGTTGATGTACTCGACCTTCCGCGCCTCGAAGTCGATCACCGTCGTAATCGGTGCCATGTGTTCCAAGACGTGCCAGCAGCGCAGTTCGTCAAACTCGTTGTCGGGGAACGGCCACGGGAACGACGTGATGTCGTGCTGGAAGTCAGGGTGATAGGCGGGGGAGAGATCCATCGTCTCCCAACCGTCATCCGACTTCGCACCCGCGCCTATGTCGAGCTTGCGGAGTTCGCGCGTCATCAACTTCACCGGCCTCGTGCCATTCGTCGTTGTTGTTGCTGTCATCCCACCGCCTCCTCGCGGTCATATCCACACTGCTTGCAAATCTTTCGTGCTGTGGCGCGTCCTGCCACCTCATCGCTCATGTTGTCCTCGTGCTGACATCCTTCGTCCGGCGCCACGGCCTTATGCACGCACTCAAAACAAAACTCACCCTCGACGACGGCGCTGCGATGAATAACGCTGATCTGCGCGTTGCAGCCGTCGCAAGTGATCGTCTCCGTCCTCATGCCACCGCCTCCCTGTGACTCACGAAGAAGTCGATGGCGACATAGTGCCGGAGCGTGTCGGGCTCGTAGCCTCGGTTCTCTCCCGCGTTCCACACGCCCACGATCACCACTGCCGCAATCGTGCCGCTCATCGCCATCACCGCGAGCCGCACTTGCACCGCCACAGCCGCCGCCGCGAGCGCGGTAGACGCCCAGCATGTGACTTGGAACCGTGGCCGCGCATCGCCCGTCTGCCCGCCGTGCCGCTCCTCGCGGACGTTTGAGATCATCTGGTAGACGACCGCAGGCAGCGTCGGGGGTTGCGGCATCAGGTCGGGATAGATGCGCGTGCTTACGAGCGCCGTCAGCCCGGCGGTGGCCGTCATCTGCGTGTATAAGGCTTCAGTTACGTCTGCCATCAGTCGTCGCCCCCACTGAGCGCCGCCGTCTTGCGGTTGATCCCGCGCTCAATCGCGGCGATGAACGCCTGCTCGATCTTGCTCTGCGACTCATCAAGCGCAGGGCGTAAGAACGGGCGGGCGGACATCTTGCTCGTACCCAACTCGATGAACCGGCCATAGAACTGCTTGCGGTCGAACCCGATCAACGCATCCGCCGACCCAGCGCCGACGTGAACGCGCTGCTGAATGCCACTCTTGAGCTTGCCCGTCCGCACCGACACCTTCGACTTCGCGGCGGCGACAACGGGCCGCGCCGCTGCCCGCAACGCATCGCGCAGGACGCCGCGCTGCATCTTTGCCGTGATGTTGGCAAAGTCGCGCTGCAACGCCGCCAGGTTCTCAACCTTGATCGCCATTACGCGGGCACCATCGCCAGAGCCGCGATCTCCAGCCCTTCCCTGCGCCCAATCTCGTACACCGAGAACACGTCGTATGTGTCGCCGTCGAAGATCACGCGCATCGTCACGTCCACGTCGTCGCGCCAGCGGATCGTGAACACCGTCGTCATCTGCGCGTTGAACTCCTGCCCCTGAAACGGCTCCTTGCCCCTGAGCGAAGCGGTATGCGCCCAGACGGTGCAAAGGGGTGCCCACGTCGGCACAGACTCACCCGCACCGTCCTGCGCCAGCGTGCGGCTCTGTATGGTGATCCTTCGGTCGAGCTTTCCCGCTTGCATCAGTAGGCACCAAAGCCGTAGTCACGATAGGGCCATAGAAGGCTCTCCACCCCCTGTGGCATCTCCTGCACGATCGAACCCCGGTCGGTGATGACGACGTTCTCGCGGTTGGCGTAGAGGTGGCCGACGATCAACTTGATCGCGGACTTGATCGCTTCCGGCACCGCGCTCGCCGCGCCATACCCCGCGACAAACCGCAGCGTGACGGAGTTGACTTGCTGGATCGGGATCGGCCAGATGCGCCCAAAGGGCAGCGTCACCCGCCCCGGATCGGCGTACGGTCCCACAGGCGCATCGACGAGGTAGTCCGTCGTCACCGTCAGTGTCTGTGTCGCGCCAGCAGTATCGACGTAGGCGAGGCTTGTCACGCTGATCAGCGGCGGCAGCGGGACGTGAAACGAAGTCGGGAAGCCGTCGAGTTTCCAATCCCATGTCTGCGTCACCAACGCGCGGCGCGTGAAGTTCTCCGCAGCCATGCGCGCAGCGGTGATCAGCGAGTTGACGATGGGGTCAGTCGTTGTGTTCGTTGTCGGCGCACTCGCACCAAGCGATGCGTCCGCGATGTTGTCTGTGTACGTCGTCGCCGTGTTGTTGGAGATCGTCGCCAGCAGCAGGTACGTCGCCCCGCCCGCAGTCGTGCGGTACAGCTTCCTTGCCGTAACCGACGAGCCGCCGAGCGGGATCGCCGACAGCTCGATCTTGCCGTTGACGGTCTTGTCGGCAACTGTGACGGCTGCCGTAATCGTGCCGCCGTCTGTCTCGCCGTCAGCGGTAACGAACGTCACGCAATAGCGGTGGGCGCCGTTCTCGATGTTGCCCGCGATCGGCACCGCTGCCAGCGCCGCTGTTGGTGCCGTAGGCGCGGGTTCGCGATTGGCCGAGTCGAGACGCAGATGCGCCTTCGCCTCTTGCAGGGTCAATGGCTCTGTGGCAGGCGCAGTCACGAGGCTAAGCGACATGCTTCGGCCTCCCTTTTAGCGCGGCTGAGATTTTCTGTCTGTGCTCTTTGCTCAAAGGCTTACCGCGAAAATGCGCGCCTATCCGTTCCTTCGTTTCATCCGTGTGCTTGAGCCCCAATGCCGGGGTCTTGCCTACTCGCCAAATCCGTAGGAACGCCAAAGTTTCTGGCGTGTGAGGGATTCCGCGCCTGTGCTGATTCCCAATAAGTTGAGCACTGATTTGAGCGCGACGTTCCGCGCTGAACTTACGCCCCGTCATTGCAATCGAGATTTTGCGCCGGACTTCAGGGCCAAAAACACGTCCGCGATTGGAACCAGCCCTAGGATTGATATTGAAGCCGTAGCGGCTATCGCACGCGAGCAACGCATCCATAAAGAGTTGCTCCTGGGCGATAAGGGCTTCCCGCTCCTCCACACATAGAGTGTGGAATGAGAAAGCGTCCTCTCCGTATTTGTCCCATGCTCGTTGCAACATCGGGTTAAGGTGCTTCCCCAATCGCAGCGACTCACGGTGTCCGCGCCAACGCTTTGCAATCCACACGGCGCTCCCGACATACAATCTGCCCGTCGGATTGCAGACGATCACATAGACACCACTTACGTTGCTCGGTTCGGTTGCCGGTGCGGAGACGAGCGAAAGCGCCATTGTTCACCTTTGGGAGAGAGGGCGGGCGGACAGGCTAATCACACCCGCCCTCTCAAGCGGTCAAGGAAGACCCTTAGTTCGGCACTTCTTCCCATGTGCATCCGAAGATGACGAGGGGAGATGTGCCAGCCCCGGCGGTCGCTTGCAGCGAGACAGCCGCGCCTGGCGGCACGACGATCGCGCCGTTGATGTCATCGTCCGCACGCCACGGCGCCAGCACGCTTGACGCCAACATCGGCGGAAGGTTCGTGAACAGACGGGTCAGCACACCCGCCACGACCGTAGCCGTGGTGAGCGGCTTGCCCACCGCAGCCTTGCCGCTGCCGTTGCCGGCCACGGACGTGATCGCCGTGCCCGTCACAGCCGCGCCAGCTTGTACCGTCGCCGTGTGCATGATCCAGTTCACGAAGCCGATGCCGAGCGTACCGGAGAGGTACGACATGCTCGCCTTCAGCACGACCAGATCAAAACCCGAGTTCGACGGGTTGTAAAGCGCGAACGCTGCCGTGGTGCCGATGGCCGTGCCAGGTGCGACACCCGTGACGGCGGTAGCGCCAGAGAAGACGTTGCCACGCTTCGTGGTTTCGTACAGGTCGGCGTGGAGCTTGGAGTTGATCTCCTCGCCCGTGCGGCCGATCCGCCCCTCGCCGGTGTTGCCATCGGCAAGGGACTGCGATCCAATGAGTTTCGGTGCCATGTTTCTCTCCTTACGCCGCCACGACAGCAGCGCCGTCGTCGATCGGGATGTACGTCAGCCGCCAGCGGTAGGCGAGTGTCGCGTTGGTGTTGGCGGTCACGGCGTCGATCGTTCCGATGCCGACAACGATCGGCTTCACCATGCCGCCGATGTTGCCGCCTGTCGTGACTCCACCAGCCTGGAGTGCCGTGGAGATCGCCGTGCCGTCCACGGACACGAGTTGCCCGATGACTGCGGATGCAAGTGAGGCCGAAGCGCCGCACATGTTGTTGGCCGCGCCCACGGTCGGGACGGCTGAGAACAGCAGCGTGGTCGCCGTGGCATCGCCCGCAGCGGTGCAAATCCCGATGAGGCTCGTGATGTACACGAGTCCACCAGTCACGGTGAAGTACGGCGTTGTCGTTGCGGTAGCAGGCAGCACAGCCGCCGTGCGCGGCACTGAGATGCCGAGCATGTTCGTTCGCGCTGCTACCCCTGTGATACGAAGGTCTGCCATGTTTTCAGTCCTTCCTAGACGATCACGGTCGCGTTGGCAGCGCCGCGGCTGTAGCGGTTCGGACCGCGACCGAGGATGGCGACGATGCTGGTCACAACGGGATCGTTCACGCCTTCCACCGAGGTCAACTCGATGAAGCCGTAGCCGCTCGCCGCCATGTCCTTCGCATCCGCTTCGACGAGGACGATCTTCGCGCCACCCGCCGTGGTCGTGAACCCTGCCGCCGCGCGCCGGGTGATCGCGCTGTCCGTGTCACCCGTGTTGGTCGTACCGATGATCTCCCGGCTCCAGAAGGCGATCGCCGTCCGGTTGGATGGGGTCACGTCGTCGCAGGCGTTCACCGTGAGCACGGTGGTCGCCGTGCCGCCTGTTGCGACACCCATCGCCACCACGAACAGAATCCTCCCGTGGTCGCGCATCGAGTACACGTCCGACCGCTTCGTGCTGTCGAGTCCGTCCGCAATCGGGCTGAGCGCCATCGCGAACTTCAGGTTTTCGAGCATCAAAGACATTTGTGTTTCTCCTTGCAGCCGTTCTTAGAGGCTGACTAACTTATGCACGACTTGCGAGCGTGATGAAGGGGCTGAGGGTCGAACTGCCCTTGTACGGCGTCAGCGCGGCGTTGCGCTTCGGCTGGCCGTCCGTGCGGAGTGTCCAGCGGAACACCGTCTCGTCGGTCAGGAAGGCGACGTGGATCGAGGAGTCGGCGTTGATGCCGCCCTTCTCGATCATCTTGTACTGCGAGAAGTCGGCGAAGATGATGTCGCCCACCGTGCCCACCGTCGATGCCTGCTCGATCGGCGTGATCGGGCGGCCCATCAGCGTGCCGAACGGTGCGTTCGCCATGTTCGCGTTGAGGAACACCGGCACA